GCTTCGAAGAAGGCTTTCGCGTCGGCTAACCCCCTTCGAAAGGTAACAATACCAAATGGCTTTGCAGAACTTTACAATGACCCCCGGTCGGCTCAACAAGTACAAGGGCCAGATCCTTGCGCACGCTGTGCCGGTTGAAGTCCTTGGTCGTACGGGTCGTCAGATCCCGTTCCCCAAGAACCAGTCCGACACCTACGTCGCTCGTAAGTGGCTCCCCTACGGTTCCACGACTACGAGCGCCAGCACCCAGAACCAGTTCTTCCAGAACGGTACTGGCGATCGCGGTAACGTGATTGTGCAGGCGCATCAGACGGCTGAAGGCGTCACCCCCCTGCCCGACAGCATCATCCCGCTGGACATCACTGTTGTGATGCAGCAGTACAGCTGCTTGTACGGTTTCACCGACAAGACCTATGACCTGTACGAAGATGACATCCCGCAGGCCATGATCACCCAGATTGGCGAGCGCGTCACGTTCGTCAACGAAATGATCCTGTACGGGGCCCTGCGCGCTTGCACCAACCAGTATTTCGGCGGCACTGGCACGACCATTGCCACCGTCAATGGTGGTCTGACGTTGGGTATGGTCCGCAAGATCGCGAAGAATCTGCAGGCCAATCACGGCAAGCCGGTCAACGCGATGTTGAAGGCTTCGCAGAATTACGGCACCGATGCCGTGGCACCCGGTTACACGGTGTATTGCCACACGGATCTTGAGCCCGACATTCGCGATCTGCCCAACTTCATCCCTGCTGAGAAGTATGCGACGGGTACTGCCATGCCGAACGAAATCGGCAAGTGCGAACGCTTCCGCTTCATCACTTCTCCCGATCTGCCGTCCATTCAGGATGGTGGCGCGGCGATTGGTTCCACTGGTCTGTACTCGACCACTGGCACCAGCCTCGACGTGTATCCCTTCATCGTCGCTGCGGCGGATGCTTGGGGTCAGGTCGCGGTTCGCGGCAAGGACAGCCTCAACCCGACCTATCTGCCCCCGGGCGAGAAGTCGAAGTCGGATCCGCTTGGCCAGCGTGGCTATGCGGGCACGATCTGGTGGAAAGCTGTGATGATTGAAAATCAGGGCTGGATGGCTGTCGGTTTCGTTGGCTCCAAGGTTCTGTCGTAACCCCGGGTTGACCCCCTAATTTCTTAGGAAAGGAAACAACCTATGTTTACTGACACCCTTACCCGGTGGCTTGAACCGATCAGGGACTTCTCGTCGCAGTACGCACTGCGTCAGTTGTTCCTGCCGGTCTTCGATCGCCAGACTTCCGTTGCCTTGAATACGGCGGGCCTTGTGATCAAAGCGGGTGGCGGCGTGCTGGTTAAATCCGGTGCCGCTGACTGTTATCTCGTTGCGAACGGTGTCTTGCAGAAGATCACCGCCGCGACGGATATGCCCGCATTGTCTGGTACTGTTGTGAATGCCACTTTCAACGTGTTCTGCTTCTTCATCGATTCCGCCGGTACTAAGACCTCGGCGATGGGGACGGCAGGGTCCACGCTTGCTAAAGTTGTGTTCCCGCAGTTCCCCCAGAAGAAGGCGCTGATCGGTTTCGTCATCATCGCACCGACTGGCACCGGCAACTTCGTTGGTAATACCACTGCTCTGGATGACGGCACTGTCGTCCCCGGCGCGGTCTACATCAACGGCATCGCCTTCGATCCCGCTTGTCTGATTGGCAATTAACCAGTCATCACACTTCTGTCTCATGAAAGGAGACATCTAAAATGGACTATCAAGCTTCTATCCCTCTGACTATGTGCCTTTCTAAGAATGTCTTGCAGGCCGGTACGACCACCACTGTGACCACTGTTCCGACGGGCGCTACTTCTCAGGTTACGGTCTACGTCATCAAGGGCAAAATCTACAACAAGGCGGCGTTGACCAACGTCGCCACGCCCACCGTGGACTTTAGCACTGGCGCTGCCTTCAAGCCGATCCCGATCCCCAACACTGCCCCTAACACTGCTTTGGGGTATGGTTGTGTATTCACGGTTGGCCTCAACGCTGCTGGCACGCTCAAGGTTGTTCAGGGCACCATCGAAGCTCTGGACGTCAGCGGCAACTTCATCAATGCCCCCCAGTTTGGTGGTGTTGGTGTGGCTGGCCCGAACAGTGGTAACAGTGATTTCTGCCCGATCGGGTACATCATTGTGCAGCTGGGCGCGACTGCCGTTGCTACTTGGACCTTCGGCACCAACAACCTGTCGTCGGTTACGGGCGTTACCTACACGTTCGTGGACGTCTGCACCCTGCCGGATCGTCCGCAGGTTTCTTAATAGCCTAAACGGTGGGCGGCATGGTGCTGCCCACCGTCTTTTTCCAAGGAGAAAAGTATGCCCCGTCATGAAGTACACACCGACAGCGTTAAGATCGACCAGTTCGATGATCTGGTCGGCGACAGCGCACTGAAAGGCCGCGAGAACATTGTCATCGCTGACAAGCCGTTGAACAAAGATTATCTGGATGAACTTGCCTTCAACGAAGAGCCTGTCACCATCCGCCTTGAGCCGAGCACCGACAAGAACGCGGCGACTTGGTTTCCGATTTGGGTAAACGGCAAGGGAGCCGAAGTTTTCATTAACGACAAGTGGGTCGCCTTTGGCTATCTGCCGGTCGCAGTCCCCTTGGTCGTCAAGCGTAAGTATGTTGAAGTTATTTTGCGCGCCAAGATCGACAACGTCACCACTGAAGTCCTTGAGACCAAGACTGATGCGGCGAATGACCGGGAAAATCGCGTGAAGCGTTTTACCACGGCAGTTCATTCCTTCTCGATCTTGCACGACAAGAACCCTCTCGGGAATGCGTGGCTCAACGAAATCCGTCGCAGGAATATGTAATTTATGAATTACCTCCAACTTTCCCAGAGACTTGCGCAGGAAGCCGGTGTTAGCGGAACGCTGACGACAACCTTTGGGCAAGTTGGCAGTCTTCTGCGCATCGTGACTTGGATCAATCAGGCTTGGTATGAACTCCAAACCAAGCACGATGACTGGACGTGGATGAAGTCTAGCTATCTTATCGGGGGCGGTGTCTCGTTTGCCACCGTGTCCGGCCAGTCCTCGTATCCCGCGGGGACTGGGGCCGGAACGGTCGGCGTCACGATGGCGAACCTTGGTAAGTGGGACGTCAACAGTTTTCGCAATTATTCTACGGCGTCTGGGTACACGAATGAAATCTTCATGGACCCAATCACTTACGAAAGCTGGCGCAATTCCTACATGTATGGCGCGATGCGTAATGTGAAAACGCGGCCCGTCGCGGTCGCCATCGGGCCTGACAAGTCTTTGTGTGTTGGGCCCCCATCTGACGGGTCTTACACGATCACGGGTGACTACTATGTCGCACCAACACAGTTCTCCTCTGACACTGATTTGCCTACTGGCCTGCCAGCACACTTCCACATGGCGATTGTTTATTTAGCCATGCAGATGTACGCAGGGTATGAATCTGCGTCGGAAGTCTTCCAGCGCGGTCAGGCTGGCTACGACAAGTTGATGGCTGAACTTGAAGTGAACTATTCCCCGACGATCGGCTTTGCTGGAGCACTTTGCTGATGAGGTCTAAGGCATTGTCCTCTACTGTCATGACACCGGTCAGGTACTCTGAGACCCGGCTGGGCAGCACTGTGAACAATGCTGGCGTCTCGTCGCCCGGCGGCCTAGACCAAACGACCCCCACACTGCAGCTCCAGCCGGGCGCGTGCCGCGATGCTCTGAATTTCGAGTGCAGCCAGTTTGGTGGGTATGCCCGTATTGAAGGGTATGAGCGCTTTGATGGCCACACTTCGCCCAGCTCGGCCACATACCAGATCATTCAAGTTTCGTCGTTTACGAATGTACCGGCGATTGGCAATACGATTACACAAGCAACGAGTGGGGCGACAGGAAAAGTTATCGCTGTCGTAAGTGATGCCACTTCAAGCGCGTATTACATGGCTGTTACTGCGGTCACGGGGCTATTCGATTTCACACACAACGTGTCTGTTGGGGCCACTCTAATTGGCACCGTTACCTCACAAACGGTTCCCATTTCGTCTTTGCTTGCCGCACAGTATACCGCTTTGGCTGCAGATGTTTACCGGGCATTGATTGGTGCAGTTCCGGGCACTGGCCCAATTACTGGCGTCGTGGCCATGGCATTCAATGGCGTCGATAACGTGTATGCTTTTCGGGCCAACGCAGGAAACACTGCTGTGGCCATTTACAAGCAGAGCGCGTCCGGCTGGACGCTTGTGCCGTTCTACAAGACGGTCAGCTTTACGACTGGCTCAGTTGCCACTCCTGCTGACGGCGCGACGCTGACACAGGGCGGCGTG